AAAACCAGAGTTACAATTTATTTATTGGAATTCACCAAGAGAAAATTTTGCTCAAAATATACTCATACTTTTTGATGAAAATATAGAAAATATGTGGTTAAATATATTTTTAGATGATTTAAATGATATTATAAATTCCTAATAAATAATTTGGTTTTTTAAATTAGTTTTCGTATATTATAGTTATAAATTTAAATTTAGTTATGGAAGAAACCAAACGACGCGGTCGTCCCGCTAGAGACGAGAATGACACACAATCAAACTTATGTACAATTAAAGATCCTGCAATGGAGCCTTTTTATATTGTAAAGGATTCTACAAACTTTACAGTTATAGAAAAATCTATTGCCACACGTGGATTTGGAGGCAAAAAAGCATCCGGTAAAGAAACTGAAAAAGTGGTAGGTTACTATACAAGTTTTGGAAATGCTGTAAATCGCATTGCAAAAGAAAAGTTTTATTCAAATGAAGGTGAGTACGAAACCATTCAAGACTACATTAGCACCTGGAACACAGTTAAAGAAGGAATGGAATCAATGTTAAACAAGTTAGAAATATGAAAAAATTAGAAGCATTATTTGATGCGGTTATTGTTAAGCCGCTTGAGACAGAAGAGACAATGTATGGTTCTATTTTTGTACCTGATGCAGGCAAAGATAGAAATGAACAAGGTGAAATAGTTGCCGTTGGGCCTGGAAGAACAGTACCAGGAGTTGGGTTTGTACCGTGTGACGTGCAAGTAGGAGATATTGTAATTTTACCTACAATGGGGTTTTCAAAACTTCAATTTGAAGGAAGTGAATATTATATTGGAAGAGAAAATGAAATTTTAGCTAAAATTAAATCAGTAGACAATGAGTAAGAGAATTGAATTTGGAGCAGAGGCTCGTCAAAAACTAGTTAAAGGTATAGATACTTTAGCAGATGCAGTAGTATCAACTTTAGGTCCAAACGGACGAAATGTAGTTTACATTGAAAACGGAACAGTTGTTTCAACTAAAGATGGTGTATCAGTAGCAAAAAATATTTCAGAATTGGAAGATCCAATTGAAAATTTAGGAGCTCAAATGGTTAAACAAGCCGCTATTAAAACAGCTGATCACGCTGGAGATGGTACAACAACATCAACTTTATTAGCACGTGAGTTAGTTAAAGGTGGTTTATCTAAACTAAACGCTGGAGCAAATGCAGTTGAAATTAAAAGAGGAATTGACGCTGGAGTAAAAGAAGTACTAGCTACATTAAAAGAAGGATCTGAAAAAATTACATCCGAAGAACAACTTGAACAAATTGCTACTATCTCAGCAAACAATGATGCTGAAATTGGAAAATTAATTTCTCGTGCTATGGAAAAAGTAGGACGTGAAGGTGTAGTTTATATTGAGGAATCAAAAACAGACGAAACATATTTAGAGGTTGTTGAAGGTATGCAATTTGATAGAGGATATAAATCCCCATACTTTGTAACCAACAATAACACTATGTCAGCGTTACTTCAAGATGCTTATGTTTTGATTGCAGATTACCGTTTTACACAAGTAAAAGAATTGCTTCCAATTTTGGAAGGTGTATCGCAAAAAGGAAAATCACTATTGATCATTGCAGAAGATATTGATGGAGAGGCTTTAGCTACATTAATTGTAAACAAAATGAGAGGTACTTTAAAAGTATGTGCTGTTAAAGCCCCTGATTTTGGTGAGCGTAGAAAATTGATTTTGGAAGATATTGCAATTTTAACTGGTGGTACTGTATTTGACAAAGACAAAGGTATGAAACTAGACAAATTCAATTGGGAATGGTTTGGTGAAGCTAAAACAGCTACAGTAACTAAAGAAAAAACCACAATTATTGATGGTAACGGTACAGCTGAAGCAATTACAGCTAGAGCAGAAGAATTACAAGCACAAATTGAAAAAGCACAAACACCATTTGAAGTTGAAAAACTACAAGAACGTTTATCTAAATTTGTAGGTGGAGTTGCTTTGGTTCACGTAGGTGGAAGTACAGAAACTGAAATGAAAGAGAAAAAAGATCGAGTAGATGATGCACTTCACGCTACACAATGTGCCCTAGAAGATGGTATTGTACCAGGTGGTGGTTCCGCTCTACTATATGCACGTGAAGGTATTACCCACAAGAAAACAGATTCAGATGATTTCAATTATGGTAAAAAATTAGTATATAAAGCTTGTGGTAAACCATTTGAAACTATTTTACACAATGCAGGATATGCTGAAAGTGAAATGTACCCAATTAATTTAGAAATTGGAAAAGCAGGTGAAGTAGGTTCAAACCCATGGTTTGGTTTCAACATTAAAACAGAAACTATTGTTGATATGAAAGAGGCTGGTATTATTGATCCACAAAAAGTAACTAAAAATGCTTTATTGAATGCTGCTTCAATTGCAGGAACTATTTTATTAACAGAATGTGTCGTAGTAGACAACCCAGAAGATAAAAAAGAAACTGGGATGGATCCTATGATGGGAATGATGTAATGTATGCTACAAGTAATAGAATACAACGAAATAATTGCCACTAGAGTAAAAGGGCAAGGTGATACTTGGGTTTTAGTTGAAGATGCAAAAAAAGTTCAACACAAGTCACTTACAGATGCTTTAGAAGCATGGTTTGAACAAAACCAAGAAAAAGCAGAATTTCGTTTAGCTCCTTTAGATAGTAAACTTTATGTTATACGAAACGAAGAGAAAGAAATTCAACCCGAACCAGTTAAACGCTTTAACATATATGGAGATCAAATGTAATTGGTCTCCTTTTTTACATATTTATAATTATGAAATTAACAGATATTTTACGCCAAATAAACGAAGAGGAAGAAGACACACAACAAGGACCAAATAAAACAATATTTTATGATCCTGCTGTAAAACCTGTATCTCCTTCTACTATTCAAGATATAGTAAATGCTCTTACTGATCCCAATAATTACGATAAAACTTTAAAAACAAAGTTTTCTTTAAGAGATACTGGAGCTATGAAGGAACCTCTTCCTAAAAGTCCAAACCTAAATGGATTTTTAAAGTTAGCTAAAGAAGAATGGAATAAACTTTCTGAGGATGGAAAACTTAGAAAAATCAAAAATATTAAAAATAGAGTTTTTATCCAAACTATAGATAAAGAACATGTGCCTAACTATGCTGGAAAAAAAGCATGGGAAGAAAATATTGTAAACAATGAAGCTGTTCAAGATGCTTATAATGATTGGGAAAATGAAGGAAATGAGGGCAGCATAGAAAGTTATCTATCTTCATTATCTTTTGATGAATTAAGAAACACAGGTTTATTAGGAACTAAAGGAGTAAATTATTGGCCACAAAAACCATACACTAAAGATGATGAAATTCTTCTAAATCAAGCTACTATGCGTGAAGGAGAAAATTTTATAGTAACAAATGATCGAGTTATTTTCCCATTAGTATCAAACAAACCATTTTTAGGCACCCAGGGTGAACAAGGTTTAAAAGATATAGTAAATTCTATTTTAAAAAATGCTAAAGTTTCTGTTGAACAAGCAGATGTTGTAAGAGGAACTACTTCTTCTACTTCTAGTTCAACTGAACCAACTCTAACCAAACCAAAACAAGAAATCCCAACCCCTCAACCTGCAGGCCCATCTGTTTTAACCCTTACACTAGACCCAGCTAAAATTAAAGGTAAAAAACCTGAATTGAATGCGATAGTTAAGTTGTTGAAAAATACATACGATAAAAATTTTGATTACGATCAAGAAAATAGTGTAATTAAAATTACAAATATTAAACCGGAACGAAGAGCTGATGTAAGAAACCAATTTTCTAAATTTTTAAAAGCATCAACTCCAATAAAAGAGGATTTTGATTTTGAAAGATACCAAATGCTTAGACGAGCAGGAATTATAAAGTAACTATGGACAATTTCGATTTAAAAAAATATTTAGCTGAAAATAAGCTAAACGAAGCAGAAGGAACAGATTTGTACTATGATGCTGGTCAAATGATTTCACAAGTTGGTTTATTTACTAGAGAAAATGCCGATAAGATGGATGCAGAAGGAGATGGAATAGGCCGTTGGTATGACACCCCAGAAGAAAGAGAAGAACTAATTAAAATATCCGAAGCATATCCTGCATATTTAGCTAAAGTAAAAGCAACATTTGATGAATTAATGAACGATCCAATGTATCGAGTTGCAGTTGGTGATGTAGGTGGAAAATATAGAGATAGAGGACCAGGTGAAACTTTAGAAAAAGCATATTACAGATCAAAAAGATATTAAATAAAGAGCTTGCCTAGTGTAAGCTTTTTTTGTATATTATGGTTATGAAAGAAAATACGTTATATGTAGAACGTTTTCGCCCTACCGAACTAAAATACTATGTTGGTAACGAAAACATTAAAGATACAATTCAAAAATATCTTGATCAAGGTGACATTCAAAATTTTATATTTTATGGTCCACCTGGCTGTGGGAAAACTACATTAGCTAAAATCATAGTTAAAAACCTAGATTGCGATTATCTTTATATAAACGCATCTGATGAAAACGGAATCGATACTATTAGAGAGAAAGTAAAGGGATTTGCTAGTGCTGCTTCTTGGAAAGGTATCAAAGTAGTAATTTTAGATGAAGCCGATTTCATTACAGTTCAAGGACAAGCCGCATTACGTAATGTAATTGAAACATTCTCTCGCTCAACACGCTTTATTTTAACTTGTAACTTTATAGAGCGAATCATTGATCCTCTACAATCCAGATGTCATACTCTTAAAATTGTACCTCCAACTAAAATGGATGTGTATAACCATTTGACTTGGATTTTAACAGATCAACTTAATTTATCTTACAAGCAAGATGATATAAAAAATCTAATCGTTAAATACTATCCTGACATGCGTAAAATGCTAAACGTTTTACAAATGTCTGTAAAAGATGATGCTATTGTACTTGATGAAACAGTTTTAACTTCAAACAACTACATTAAAGAGGTATTAAAAGAACTAGCAGGCAAGAAAAAATGGCTTACTATTCGACAAATTATAAATGATTCAAATACAAAGGACTTTGAAGAACTATATCGTAATTTATTTGAACATGCTTCAAAATATGCCCCAGGTAAAGAAGGATCTGTTGCAATTATATTAAACGAACATTTATATCAAGCTAATTTTAGAATAGATAAAGAAATTAATATAGCTTCTTGTATAGCCAAAATCATAGAAACAATATAATATTTATTATAAAAATGATAAAACTTGTAAATCTTTTAAAAGAAATAACTGAGAATGGAAACTTTTTTCTTTATCACAGAACTAAAATACCAACAACAACAAAAATCTTAACATCCCCCAATAAATCCCTTAACCCAAATGATGGAAGGGCTGGAGTTGGAACATATTTTGTATATGGCAACCCAAAAGAAATTAGCTCAACAATGGACGTTTATGGAGGAGCTTCTTTAAGATATAGTATTCCCGAATCATCACTTTCTAATTTTTTAGTTTTTGATAAAAATTTACAATCCAGATCATTGGATCAACAACTTACCCCATTAAAATCAGAAATAGGTGAAGATAGATTTAATGAAGTTATTAATTCATATGATAAAGGGACTCTAAATCAATTAGAATTTATAGAAGAATTAATCGAACAAGGTATTAATCTTGCAGATTATTTTGATGGAGCATTATATGGAGCTAAATCTCAATCAACTGCGGGATCTAGTTTGGGATTTGGTACTGCTAAAACCGCTGGAACTAGTAGAACTGCAGTAGTATATAATCAAAATCTATTAACTTTTCAAGGAGTATCTACAGATGGAGTTAATTATAAAATACCTTCTGAATCAACTAATAAAATTAAATCACCTGAAATGGCATTAACCCAAGGAGAAATCCCAGATGGGTATACTATTAAAAAAACAACAGTTGATCTCAAGGGAAAAAACATTTCTACCCTCCCAAATGATTTAGAAATAATTGGAAGTTTAGATTTAAGAAATCCTTCTATTGAAAACTTACCATCTAATTTAAAAGTTAAAAATACTTTATATATTTTACCTTCTCAAATCACTTCATTTTTATCAACTAAACCTCAAATAAAAAGATTATGGGTTGATTCAATTACCTCTGATATTATTAAAACCTTAAACCAGGTAGGACTTACATATGTATCTCAACCATGGGATAGACCTGAAGAAAATTCTTATAGTGGAACATTTAAAGTAAAATAAAAAAATAAAAGTTATGAAATATTTTGTAAAATACACTCTTTCGTGGGTATCTCAAAATTTAGCCGTACCTTTCTGGACAGTAGGACATATACATTTAATGACATCTGTTTATGCTGATATACACGAATTGATCATGTCATTGGGAATGAACCTGATAGTTGCAGCAGGATTCATCCATGACTTTATAGAATATAGAAACAATAAAAACAAATAAAATGGAAAAACCACAAATGAACATTGACTTTACAAACACAACATCCGTTGAAGGATTTGATGGAGGTAAATTATTCGGACAAGCAGTTATTATCCGTAAAATCTCAAAATTTGTAGTAGGATCAGATGAAGATATGCTCATGCCTATCCCAGTATTTTATGATTTGGAATCAAAGAAAATCTTACCAGATTCACTTCCAAAAGAACTACGTGACGAATATAAAGATATTTCTTTAGATGTCTAAAAAACAGATAAAAGATATTTGGGGGTGGTTAAACGAAATCACCCTCTATAAAACACCGATTGAAAATATCTCTGAGGAGTCGTGGGACAAATGGAACTCCTATATAATACATCGATATGTATCTATGAATATAAATTATATTGAAGTAGCAAATTATATTCAAACTATACCTTACGATAGTAAACAACAAATATATTTAATTTATAGAGAGATGATTCCAAAAGCTAAAACGTTCTTGAAATATATCAAATCAAGAACAAAGAAACAGCCTACTACATTGGTAGAGTATGTAGCAAAATATTTTGAATGCAGTTTAGGTGAAGCAGAAGAGTACATTGATATTTTACGTGAACATGGGGTTCGTAGAGTCCTTTACGATATGGGATTAGATGAAAAAGAACAAAAAAAGTTATTAAAATAGTATGGATAAAGAATTTAGATTAATAGATAAAACAGACTCAATAGTTGATTCAATTATTGACCAATTTGTACAAAGAGCTATAATGGGGAAGGAAAAATATGGGTGTGGATTAGACCGCACAGATCTTAACCTCCTTGATTATATAAACCACGCTTTAGAAGAACATATGGATGCGATTCTATATTTACAAAAAGCTAAAAAAATCCTTGAAGAAGAATATAAAAAGACAGAAAAATAACATATTTATAAGAAATATTAAATATGGTGCTGATTTATTTTTTAACTAAAAACAATAACCCCTTTTATGTAGGAAAAACTACTTTACATTTTTGTAAAAAACGAGAATATAAACATAAAGAAAAGTATGGTTTTGATATTCAAATGGAGATCCTAGAGGAAGTAGAATATCAAGATTGGAAATTTTGGGAGTGTTATTGGATAGAACAATTTAAACAATGGGGATTTAACTTAAAAAACAAAAATAATGGTGGTGGAGGTTGTATAAAAATGCCTGAAATTTCTAAAGAATTAATAGGGAATAAAAATAGAAAACCAAAACCATTTAATTTTAAAGGAACTAAAGGTATTAAATATTCTGAAGAAACCAAACAAAAAATGAGAAAACCTAAACCAGAAGGGTTTGGAGAAAAAATTTCATCTAATATTGAACGGAGTAAAAAAATATCTCAAAGTGCTTTAGGTAATACAAGAAAAAAAGGAACAACAGAATCTCAACAAGCTAAACTTAATAAAAGTAAAGCTGCTTTAGGTAAGGAAAAATCATTATCCCATAAACAGAATATGTCTTCTCCGATACTACAAATAGATTTAAACGGTAATCTTGTAAAAAAATGGAATCAAATACAACAACTTCTTCAAAGTAAAATCATTAGTACTGGGGTATTATATAAGTGCCTTAAAGGAATAAAACCACATGCTAATGGTTTTATATGGAAATATGTAGAGACAAAAGATATATAATATTTATAATAAAATACTTAAAATGATACAAGAACAACTTAGAATGCAAATGTTAGCAGGTGTAATTACAGAAGGTGAATATAAAGCAAAATTAGAAGAAGCATCATATTCTATCCCACCTAAAGCAGAAAAAATCTCAGATAAAGTAATTAAATGGTATGAAAAACACCCTAATGATAAAATGAAAGAACTTCTTAATTCTGTTGAAAAGAATTTAGAAAAGATGCTTTCTAAAACCTCAGGTAAGGATGCTATTAAAGTTGAGGAATTTGAGAAAATGGTAAAAACCAAATACCCAAAACCCTTTGAAGACCCAAATTATTCAGTATTTAAAAAATCCCAAGTTAAAGAATCCCTTAACGAACACTACGTAGCAGGTGTAATCACAGAAGGGCAATATAAAGCAAAATTAAAAGAAAACAAAGATAAATCTTCCTTAAATGAAGGAATGATTGGAGGAATTGTAGGAGTTGGAGCAATTACTCAAATCCCACCTCGTGCTAAAACAGATTACGAAACAGCATTCGAACATTTTTTAGGTGAGCGTTATGAAACTAAATTCGAAAACAGAGAACAAGATCCTTACACAATGGAAGAAGATCTAGAAGAAGCTAAGATGGGAAACATTGACCCAGCAATCAAAAACAACCCAGCTTTTAACAAACTAGTGAACTACCTTAAAACCCATCCAGATGAAGCTGAAGAGTTAAAAGATAAAGAAGATGAAATTGAAGATGTTCTTCAAAATGTAAATGAAGCTTTTAAAAAAGATGGTAAATTCTACACTCAAGATACTTACGGAAATACAAAAGAAGTAGATTTCAAAACTTACTTAAAAGATAAAGGTATTAGTGTGGCTATGTCAGCTGCTGCTCTTGGTTTTCTTGGAGCATTAATGGCTGGAGCTTTAGGTACAAACACACCAAATGAAATTTTAGATGCTGTTTTAGTTGCTTCTGGAATTGGTGCTGCTGCTGGAGCTACTTTGGGTGAAGGTGAAGAACCACTTAAAGATGTTTCTGATGAAAAAAAAGCTGAATATTTAGTTTACATGACTGGAATGAGCTATGAAGATGCTATTACTGCAATCAGACGAGGAGCTAAAGTTTAAAATAAATAAAATATGAACCCAAGAGACATAATTAAAATAGATGTTCCTCTATTTATTCGTTTACTCGAATATGCTAAAGAGGATGCAAAAGACGATATGGATTTACACCGTATTGCAGAAAATGCAATTGATTTGTCTCGTTTAGGTGGAACTTTAGGGATGATCGATTACGAAAATATAGTTGGTCCTCAAGAAAATATTGAAGAAATCAAACGTTGGCAACTTAGAGCCGGCATATTAAAATGAAAGATTCAAGACTACAAAAACTAATCAGAGAAGGTTTACTTGATATGTTCCGTAAACCAAAGGAAGAACCCCAAGAAAAAAGAATTCTATTTGTGCATCAAATTCCAATAGATGCTACAGCTGAAGATTTTAGATATTTAAAATCAAATGATACAGAAAAACTAAAAGCTTTTGAAGATGCTTGGAAAAGAGGAAATGATACAACTAGAGACAGTTTAAGAACTCTTTTAAATACTGAACCTTATTCTCAAAAGAAAGATTTTGTTGATAAATACGATGCTAAATTAAAACAATATCAAAATGATCTTAAAACAGGTAAAGCTAAATCTTCAATTTCATCAAAATCTTCTGTTGGAGGAGTTGGGGATTCAAGTACTGGTTCTAGTTCATCTAGAATAGCTGGAATGAGTGGATTATTTGAAGAACAACTTAGAATGCAACTATTAGCTGGTTTAATTACCGAAACTGAATATAGAGAAAAATTAAACAAGAACTATTAAGATACGGCTTAGGACCGTTTGCTGGTTACAGCAAGAGATTATCTTATTGTCGCTATCAAGGTAATTTCAAAAATTTAAAGAAAGCTTGCCTTTGGCAGGCTTTTTTTGTATATTCCAATAATGAAAAAAAAGTTACCTTCTATATTAAAGGAAATAAAAACTAAGGTTTTACCCGAAATTGATTATGCAACTCAAAAATCTATTTCATATTCCCAATTTTCCATGTTCAATGAGTGTCCTAAAAAATGGTCACTCCAATACAAAGAAGGACATAAACAATTTACCTCCTCCATCTACACAGTTTTTGGAACAGCATTACATGAAACACTCCAGCATTACCTAACTGTATTTTACGAACAAAGCGGAGCAGAAGCAGATCGAATCAACACCTCTGAAATGCTAGAGGAAAAACTTAGAGAAGAATACAAAAAACAATACAAAGCAAACAACAACCAACATTTTGTAACCCCAGACGAGTTAAGAGAATTTTACGAAGATGGAGTAGAAATCATAAGAGAAATAGCTAAAGATAGAGGAAAATACTTTGGTAAAAGGGGATGGCATTTAGTTGGATGTGAAATTCCGCTTATACTATCTCCTGACCCAAAATTACCAAACATAATGTTTCAAGGTTTTTTAGATTTAGTTTTATATCATGAACCAACAAACAAAATTAAAATCATAGACATTAAAACAAGTAGACAAGGTTGGAACAAAAAACAAAAATCAGATGAAAATAAACAATTTCAACTTATAGCCTACAAAAAATATTTTTCCGAGCTATACAACATGCCTTTAGAAAACATTGATGTTGAATTCATGATTGTAAAACGTAAAATATTTGAAAGCGAACAATTTGTTATAAAAAGAGTACAATGGTTTAAACCGGCGGCAGGAAAAGTAAAATTAAATAGAGTAACAAAATCAATAGAAGAATTTATAGAAAATGCATTTGATTGGAATGGTTTTAAAAAAGTTGAACACCAACCAAAATTAAATGAAAATTGCAAGTACTGTCCTTTCTATAAAACTCATTTATGTTCTGCTACATATGTATAATATATAATTTAAAGTATGTTTGATTTAAGAAAATTTTTATCTGAAAACCAATTAACCTTAAAATCCCAAACGATTAACGAGGTTTCTATTCAACAGTTACAAACTGACTTTGTTGATACTGGAAAAATTTCTCAAAAAGATTTTGATGAAATACTAAAAGCTTCTAAAAATGATAGCGCTTTTGCTACTTGGCTAGTTGCTAAAGTTGCAGGCTCTAAAAAATCCCCCGCAATTATCAAACCAGAAGACATATACAAATATGGAGAATATTTAGATATCTTTAAACGCAGAAAAAAAGAATACCCTTTATCAGATATAAACCAGATCAAAACACCTCAACAACTCCAAGACTTTATTAAAACATCAGTTGATTTTTCTTCCCAAGAAGAACAAGACCCATCAGCTCAAAAAGGTGTTTCTAAAACAGAAAAATTTCAAGACCTTAAAATTGGAGACTATAACGGATTTTCTGTTTACATGATTCCTAAAGGTAGAAAAGATTTATACCCAACTTCATGTGAACTAGGCTCTGGAACAGAATGGTGTACAGCTACAGGAAAAACCTCAGACTTCTTTGACCAATATATTGAAGACGGCCCGTTATTTATCTTTATAGATAATTCAGATCCTAAAAACAAATATCAAGTAAGTTTTGAAGAAGAACAATTTATGGATAAATACGATAACCCTATTTACGCTACTAATTATTAATTATGGAATATATAAAAGTACCTTACGTACGCTTAAGAGGAAAAAAATATGGAGGTGATTTAACACCTGAAGAAGCAGAATCTATTACTAATTTTTATACTGATGCTGTTGGAGATGGATCATCTGAAAATTATAGCGGTACCTTTCAAGAACTTTATAAGGAATATAACAGTGGAAAAGACCCCATAGAAAGTGCTCCCAATATATTTTCAGGTACCCTTAACAACCCAGAAAAAATATTTGCCCTTCATGATGCCATATCCGCTATAGCAAAAAAATACGGCTATGATGCACCTAACTCAAAAAATCTATCTGCTATAACCCCAGGTGTTTTCCAAAAAATATCAGTTCCTAACTCATATTTTATAGCTAGACAAGACTATGGGGAAAATGTTTTAATTATAACAGATAATGATTCAATCCCCACTTACATGGCATTACCTTTAGATATAGATTGGGAACTACAAGTAGACGTTGATAAAAGTGGAAATATATTAATTCCAAAAGAAGCATATGACGAGGATTTAGAAGTATTTTAAAAAAGTTTTATGATAAATAGTTATGAAGAAATTTATAATATCTTGGATAGGTATTATATTCCGATACAACACAAATATTCTTTTATTTCATTAGGTGGGAGTATTCCTTTAATTTTAAATAAACAAATCCCATTTAGACCAATAAAGGATATAGACATTATTTCAACTCAATTCATAAGCAAAGCAGAAATCAAACACGAGATATTTGGTTATCCTTTATATGAAATAGGAGAAGAAACATTCAATATTAGTGAATATAGATTAGCATGTAATAAACCATTTACTCAAGGAGTAGGTTTAGATATTTTTATCAATCCAAAAGCAACTTACTACTACGTTAAGTTTAAAGATTTAAAATTGAGAATATCCCCTCCCGAAGAAATAATCCAATTTAAATTTAAAGGATATTCTAGTGGAGAAAAAACAAATGAAGATTTAAAATCATTTTTTGCCCTTTTATAACCCTACCTCTATCCCTACATATGTATATACGATAATATTAAATTAAAAACATATGAGTGAAAAAAACCAACAATTAACATCCGTCAAAATAGACAAAGATCTATTTGAGCAATTTAGAGTAGAGTGTATTAAGCGTAAATTTAGCTTCCAAAAACTAAGTGAAAGAGCAATTCACCTATATTTAACAAACGAAGATTTTAGAAAACAAGTTCACAACCACAACGACTTGAGCTTGGAAGATTAAAAAATAAGTTTTACATTTAAGCAAAATAAAGTTATATGAAAGAAAAGTTTAAACACTTGCCTCAAAACGAGCGAAAAAAAATCCTATTAATTTGCGACGACATTAGAGTACACTCGGGTGTAGCAACAGTAGCACGTGAATTAGTTTTAAACACAGCCCACCATTTCAATTGGGTAAACGTAGCAGGAGCAATCAATCACCCCGAACAAGGAAAACGTTTTGATCTGTCTCAAGACACAAACACAAACACCGGTTTAACAGATGCTTCTATTTTCTTGTACCCAACAAATGGATATGGTGATGCTGATTTGATTCGTCATTTAATTGAATTGGAAAATCCAGATGCAATAATGCTAATAACGGATCCAAGATACTTTGAGTGGTTGTTTCAAATTGAAAACGAGATTAGAAAACACATGCCAATCATTTATTTGAACATCTGGGATGATTATCCGGCACCGTTGTACAACAAATCATTTTACGAATCGTGTGACGCGTTACTTGCAATTTCAAAACAAACAAAATTAATTAACGAGCTAGTTTTAGGTGAAAAGGCAAAAAGTAAAGTAATAGAGTATGTTCCACACGGTTTAAATGAAGATCATTTTTATCCAATTGAGGATGAAAATGAACTTAAGGAACTAGAGGCAGTTAAAAACCAATTATTTGGTAATCAAGAAAAAGATTTTATAGTATTTTTTAATTCAAGAAATATTAGACGTAAACAAATTCCAGATACAATGCTTGCGTTTAGGTATTTTTTAGACACGTTACCAAAAGAAAAAGCAGAAAAATGTGCTTTAGTTTTACATACCGAAATAGTAAGTGAACATGGAACAGATTTAGATGCGGTAAGAAATATTTTATTTCAAGATTATCCAAATGCAATATATTTTTCAACAAATAAATTAGATCACAAACAATTAAATTATTTGTATAATATTGCAGATGCTCAAATTTTGTTAACTTCAAACGAAGGATGGGGCTTATCTTTAACAGAGGCAATTTTAGCAGGAACTCCAATTATAGCAAACGTAACTGGTGGAATGCAAGATCAAATGCGATTTGAAGATGAATTTGGAAATTGGTTTACACCAACTCCAAAATTACCTTCAAACCACACAGGTAAATTGAAAAACCATGGTTGTTGGGCGTTTCCGGTTTATCCAACAAATCGTTCAATTCAAGGTTCACCTAAAACACCTTATATTTTTGATGATAGATGCACAGCAGAGGATGCAGCCGCTCGTATATCCGAAGTGTATGCAATGGATAGAAAAATGAGAAAAGAACTTGGTAAAACAGGAAGACATTGGGCTTTAAATGAAGCAGGATTAACTGGAGAGTATATGGGAGTTAGAGCAATTAACGCGATAGATCAATTATTTAACACGTGGACTCCACGCTCAAAATATGAGTTAATCAACTGTAATGAAGTAGAAACAGACACAATTAGACACGAATTATTATATTAAAATTATGAGCAAACCAGTTTTTGTAATTAGTTGCCCAATTGACACTTATAGTGGCTATGGAGCACGTTCACGCGATATCGTTAAAGCAATTATTGAATTAGATAAATACGATGTTAAAGTTTTACCTCAACGATGGGGTGCAACACCTAAAGGATTCATTAAAGATAATCCGGAATGGTCATTTTTAACCCCTCATTTATTAAACAATCCTCAATTACCAACTCAACCAGAAATTTGGATGCAAATTACAGTTCCAAATGAATTCCAACCAATAGGAAAATATAACATTGGATGTACAGCTGGAATTGAAACTACAATTGCACCTGCAGAGTGGGTTGAAGGATGTTCTAGAATGAACTTAATTTTAGGTTCCTCAAAACATACAATTGATGTGTTAAAAAATAGTAAATTTGAAAAACGCGATCAACAAACAAATCAACCAGTAGGAATTATTGAGTGGAAAGGAGATAGTGAGGTTATATTTGAGGGAGCAGATGTTGAAACATATAAAGTAGCTAAATCAAAATTTGATTTATCTTCAATTGAAGAAGATTTTGCTTATTTGTTTGTAGGACATTGGATGCAAGGTGCTTTAGGTGAGGATAGAAAAAATGTAGGATTACTTGTAAAAGCATTCTTTGAAACATTTAAAAACAAGAAAAAACAACCAGCATTAATTTTAAAAACATCTCAAGTAGGATCCTCTTATATGGATAGAGATGAAATTTTAAAGAAAATTAAAGCAATTAAAGAATCTTGTAAATCTAAAAACTTACCTAACGTATATTTGTTACATGGTGAATTTACAAACGAGGAAATGAATGAGATTTACAATCACCCTAAAGTTAAAGCAATGATTAATTTAACTAAAGGAGAAGGATTTGGTCGCCCATTACTTGAATTTTCTTTAGTTAATAAACCAATCATTACAACAAATTGGAGTGGTCATATTGATTATTTAAATCCTGAATTTACAACGTTGTTACCTGGTACTTTAACAAATGTTCACCCAAGTGCCGCAAACAATATGTTAATGCAGGAAGCACAGTGGTTTTCTGTTGATCACGGGCACGTAGGACATTATTTAAAAGATGTGTTTGAAAACTATAAAGGATATGCTGATAATGCAAAACGTCAAGGTTTCCAATCAAGATCTAAATTCTCGTTTGAAGCAATGAAAGAAAAATTGGATACTGTATTTACTGAACGTATACCTGAATTCCCAAAACAGGTACAATTACAGTTACCTAAATTGAAAAAAATTGAATTACCTAAACTTAAAAAAGTAGAAGCATAATGCAACACGAAGAAATAATTGACTGCCCTAAATCAGGAGGAGATTTATGTTACAAAACTCAAGTAACACCTGATATTTCAAACTACATGAGTTTGAGCTGTGGTTTTTGGACTAACAGTCTAATGAAAGAAGGTGAAGAATTCTATGAAGCTCAAATGGAAACTTTACCTGAATTGTATAAAGATTTAGCTTGGGTAGATGAAAAAACAGGTTTAACTTGGGTTCCAAACACTATTAACCAACCTGGTTTAGGAATGGTATTTGCAAATGGCTCAAATGCCCAAAATTGGGGATGGGCAGCTGTTAAATCAATTGAAATCCCTGAAGATCAAAGAAAAAACCATCCAATTCCAGGTAAACCAGGAGAGTTTATGGAGCATAAAATGGATATGGCTAATATGAAAATGTTTAACGAGCGTGATTATATTGAAGCTTTAGATTACATTGGAATGTTTCAAAAATAATTAGGTTTTATAAAAAAAGTTTTGTATAATCAAGTATATGAAAATTACGTACGCAATCACAGTCTGTAACGAATTCATTGAAATTCAACGTTTAGTGGGATTTTTGCTTCAACACAAACGTTTACAAGACAACATAGTGATCCTATATGATGAAGCAAATGGTGACCCTGAAATCGAGAATTTCCTCCGTTCACATTCTGTGAATGGAGAATTTTCTTGGCACAAAGCAAAATTCAATAAGCATTTTGCTGATTGGAAAAACAAGCTAACCAGTTTATGTAATGGAGATTATATTTTCCAAATTGATGCTGATGAAATACCTGCAGAAGATTTAATTAGACATTTACCTGAAATCATAGAATTAAATCCTGAAATGGATATTTATTTAGTTCCTAGAGTAAATACTGTTGAAGGTTTAACTGCAACCCATGTTGCTAAATGGGGTTGGAAAGTAAACGAAGAAGGTTGGGTAAATTGGCCTGATTTTCAATGGCGTATTTGGAAAAATAAACCTGAAATTAAATGGGTAAATAAAGTACATGAGCGTTTAGATGGCTTTAAAACATACACAGCATTACCAGATGCAGAGTATTTTGCTTTATACCACCCAAAAACAATAGAAAAACAAGAAAAACAAAACAACTTATACGATACCATATGAAAACAGCATTAGTATTAGGTGGAGGTGGTTTTATAGGAGGTCATCTTGCAAAACGATTAAAAGAAGAAGGATTTTGGGTTCGTATTGTAGATATTAAAGAAAAACATGAATACTGGAACCATGATGATATTTGCCATGAATATATTTGTGGTGACTTACGAGACCCAAAATTAGTTTCAGCAGTAATGTATTCCCCAACCCAACATTCAGAATCAGATAAAGTTCACTCATTTGATGAAGTTTATCAATTAGCTGCTGATATGGGAGGAGCAGGTTATATTTTTACAGGTGAAAATGATGCTAATGTAATGCACAACTCAGCTTTAGTTAATTTAAATGTTGTATATGAAGCAGCTAAAAAATCAATTAAAAGAATATTTTACAGCTCTTCAGCTTGTATGTACCCAGAACATAACCAATTAGATCCTGATAATCCAAACTGTGAAGAATCATCTGCCTACCCTGCTAACCCAGATTCAGAGTATGGATGGGAAAAATTATTCAGTGAGCGTTTATTTTTAGCATTTAATCGTAATTATGGTTTAGATGTTAGAGTAGCTCGTTTCCATAATATTTTTGGACCTATGGGAACTTGGGCAGGAGGTAAAGAAAAAGCACCTGCCGCTATGTGTAGAAAAGTAGCTGGTGCAGAAAAAAATGAATCTATTGAAGTATGGGGAGATGGGCAACAAACACGTTCATTTCTTTATATTGATGAATGTTTAGAAGCAGTATTACGTTTTATGCGTCAAGATGAATTTTCTGGGCCTGTTAATATAGGATCTGAAGAAATGGTTACAATTAATCAACTTGCTCAAATGACCCTTGATATTGCAAATAAAGGTTTGTATATTAAAAATATTGAAGGAGAAGAATTTAAACAAAAATATGGCTTTAAATGCCCTGTAGGAGTTAGAGGAAGAAACTCAGACAATAAACTTTTTAAAGAAAAGATGGAATGGGAACCAACCCAACCACTTTATGAGGGAATGAAATTAACATTTGAATGGATTAATAAACAAGTAAACCAATGATTACTCATAAAAGTATAGGATATAGTGGAAGGTTAGGTAACCAAATGTTCCAATATGCTGTTTTAAAGGCATTGTCTTTAAAAACAGGATATGAAATGTTTTTACCTAACAATACTTCTATTAAACCTGATGGATGTTATGATATGACTAACAATAAATGGATAGAGTATAAACTTGATTTATTTGATTGTTTTAATCTTTCATGTGATGTATCTTCAAACTCCCTTATAAACACATATCAAGAAAAAGGATTTACTTTTGAATCTGAAGTATTTAACATATCCGATGATACAGCTATAGAAGGTTATTTCCAATCATATAAATATTTTGACGAGTTTAAACAAGATATTATAAATGATTTTACTTTCAAATCTGATATTTTAAATAAATGCAAAAATTTTATTCTTCAATTTATCAACCCTTTAGCCATTCATGTTAGAAGAGGAGATTACGTTAACCATCCAGGACTTTGGAACATCACTCCAGAATATATTCAAGAAGCAATAAACCAATTTTCAGACGATGAATGCACTTTTATTATTTTTTCGGATGATATAGAATGGTGTAAACAGATTTTTCCTGAATGGGCTATATTTGTAGAAGGGAATAATCAATTTGAGGATTTATGTTTAATGTCTTTATGTAACCATAATATAATTTCAAATAGTTCATATAGTTGGTGGGGAGCTTACCTTAATCAAAACCCAAATAAAAAAGTTATAGCCCCAAAAAACTGGTTTATTCCATCTAAACCATTGAACGATTTATACCCTAAAACATGGACAATAATATAAAAGCTTTTCTAGTTATATCTAGATTTAATGAAGATATTAGTTGGATTAACAACTACACCTCTAACTACATCATCTACAACAAAGGAGAGGAACTCCCAGAACAATACAATCAAAAAATAGTTCCCAATTCTGGGGCTAACCAATATGATATATTTGATTACATTTATACTAACTATGATAAACTTCCCGATTTAATAGCTTTTATGCAAGGTGACCCATTTGATCATTGTTTACCTGAAAGATTTAATCAATTAATATATAGTGAATCTTATACTCCATTATTTGGGGATGCTAATTACCCTCATGGAGAGTATCATGAAACTAATAATAATTGGTATATAGATGCTGGTTTTAATGACCATAAACCCCCAAGTAAATTTGGTTCATTTGATGAATATATGAATTATATGTTTGAAGATTATACCCCATTAGAAATGCTTCATTTCCCTCCTGGATCTCAATTAATAGTAGAGAAAGAAAGATGTTTATTTTATTCTAGAGAATTTTGGAAAAAATTAATGAATGTTATTTGCCATGAAGAAGGGATGAATGGTGGAAGAGAAGCCCATATAGTAGAAAGATCCATCCAATTGATTTTTGAAAATAAGTATAAAGAAAAAACATTATGTTAGAACAAGACCAACTAGAACCTACTCAAGGTAGAACATTTACTAGTAATACTAGTAAATTATTAAAACATTTAGATAAAATTAAACTTTTACAAGATGGTAAAAGACCTTCTCCAGTAATGTTCCATTTATCTATAGCAAATCCTTGTAATTTAACTTGTAGTTTTTGTTGCTTTGCTAATAGAACATTAAAAGAGATGCTTACTTTAGACCAAATAAAGAAAGCTATTGATTCATTTGTTGAATTAGGAACTACAGGAATGGAAATTACAGGTGGGGGTGAGCCAACACTCCATCCCGATTTTGGAAAAGTAGTGAATTATGCTTATGAAAAAGGATTAAAAATTGGTGTAGTAACTAATGGAACTACAATAACTAAATGGCATAATGTGGGGGGAGTTTGGGATAAACTTGAATGGATTCGATTGGGGATGTATGGATTTTATGAAGGGTATGAATATGATATTGAAGCTTTAAGAACATATCCTAACCTTACTATAGGTGCTGCCTATATATGGGATGAAAATTTTTCAACATCAACTAATCCTAACATAACAGGAAAATGGGGAGAAACAGAAGGAGTAGACACTAAAGGAAAACGTTTATCTAAACACAGACAAACCCCTGAACATTTTGATAGAATGTTAGAGTGGGTAGAAAAAGAAAAAATCCCAACCAGAATAGCATTTAACTCTATTAAAACATCAGATTTAATTGCCCAAGATATTGAAATGATTAGAGAAAGAATAAAAGATAAAAATTTAAAATATGCCTTTCTCTCAGACTTTAATTATAAAGGAACAAGAAGAAATCATAATTGCTATATGCATAATTTTAAACCGTTTGTTTTTACTGATGGGAATGTATATGTATGCCCTTGTGCTGAAATGGCTGTAGAGAATTCATGGAAAGTAAATCCTGAATTTAAAATATGTGATATTGATGGTATTATGGATTTTTACAATAATGTTCAAAAAGATAACGGAATTAAAAGAATCCATGCTTGTACCTACTGTAAATATGCTGCTCAAAATGAACTAATTGATGATGCTTTAACTGAAACTGAACATAATGATTTTGCTTAAATAAATAAATAATAAATTATGAAAATTAAAAACACACACGAAAACGAACACAAAAACACACCTTTTGAAGGAACATTCTATGATGCTGATTATTTTGAAAATGGTCAAGAATCTGGAAAAGGATGGTTACAAAATTATAGATGGATGCCTCGACGTACTTTTAAAGAAGCATTAGCAATAGCTGATTATTTAGAATTAGGTGATAAAAGTTATGTTTTAGATGTAGGGTGTGCTAAAGGATTTATTGTTAAGGCATTAAGAGAACTTGAAATTAAAGCAGATGGATGTGACATTAGTGAATATGCTTTATCTTTTGCTCCTGAAGGGTGTTGGAATTGCACTGATTGGACTTATGGATTTAATAAGGGGTATACTCATATTGTTATTAAAGATATGCTAGAACATTTAACTTTACCTCAGTTAGATGAATTACTCCAAACATTAAAAAATGTAGCTAATACTTTATTATGTGTTATTCCAATAGGAGATAATGGAGTGTATAGAATCCCTGAGTACCATATGGAAATATCTCACTTAATTGCTGAAGATGAGCAATGGTGGATGAATGTATTTGAAAAAAATGGATGGTATGTGTCCAAACATGATGCTATTGTACCTGGATTAAAAGATAATTGGTCTAACCATGCCGATGGATTAGGAAATCACACATTTGTAATTAAAACTAAAAATAAAATATGAAACAACACTCAATCCAATCAGAAAACTCAGAACACCATTGGCCTTTTTTAAATATTGAAGGTAAAGTGCTTTTAGACTTAGGATGTGGTCGGCATGAAACAAGCGATTTACATCAATCAAGTGCTGTATATTTAGGGGAAAAAGGAGCTACTAAAGTAATTGCTATAGATGGTAGAGATTCCGAAATCACCTACTTTAATGATAATAACCCAGACCCAAATAAATACACATTTATTAATATGTTCATTAACACCCCAGAGGATATTAGAAACTTACTTAAAGAGTATAATCCAACAGCTGTTAAATGTGATATTGAAGAATATGAAACTAATTTTTATGACATTACTAAAGAAGAAATGGAGAATGTTGTTGAATTTGGGTTAGAATATCATTCTTTAGATATTTTAAATAATATGACCCAAAAAATAAAAGAATGGGGATTTGAAATTCATACTGAAGCAAAATTTGGTTTTGTAGATGCTCCTCAAATGGGTGTATTATTTTGCTCCAAAAATAAATAATATGGTTAGCATATGTATTCCAACATATGAAATGAATGGGATGGGAGTAGAATACTTAGAATATTCTTTTAATATACTTTACTCCCAAACATACACAGATTTTGAAATCATTATTTCAGACCATAGTACATCAAATAATATAAAAGACTTATGTGAACAATGGAAACAAGTTTTGAATATTAAATACTTTAATAACCCAAACAAACGTGGAATATCATCAGCTAATATTAATAATGCTATTAAACATGCTACCGGAGATATCATCAAAATCCTATTCCAGGATGATTTTTTATATGATGAATATAGTTTAGAAAAACAATTAGAATGTTTTAAAGATAATTGGATGGTAACAGCATGTTGCCATTATAATGGAAAAGAAATTTATAAACCATTTTATCCAAGATATCACGATAATATACAATACGGAGAAAATACTATTAGTTCCCCTAGTGTTTTAATGTTTAAAAATAAAAATGTTTTAGAATTTGATGAAAATTTATTTTGGTTAATGGATGTAGATTATTATAAAAGACTTTACAATGCCTTTGGAAATCCAAGTATTTGTTCTTATATTACGGTAGTAAATAGAGAACATAAAAATCAAGTAAGTAATACTCTAGCTACTGAAGAAGTTAGAAAAAAAGAATTAGAATACATAATTCAAAAATACAAATAATGAAAATATATGATGGTTTTATTTTCTTCAATGAATTAGATTTATTGGAGATTAGATTAAATGTTTTAAATGATGTGGTAGACCATTTTATTCTAGTTGAAGCATCTGTAACTCATCAAGGTACCCCTAAACCTTTTTATTTTGAAGAAAATAAAGATAAATTTAGTAAATTTTTAGATAAGATAATTCATATCAAAATAACTAACATACCTGATAGTTTTACTACCCTCCCAGAAATTAACCCTATTAATTTTGAAGAACAATGTTTTGTGAATATCTTTAATGATATTAGTAAAACTTCATTATTTAACAGATTTGACCCTAATCAAATGGGATTTGGAAGAGATTTCTTTCAAAAAGAATGTGTTAAATTAGGAATGAAAAATGCCCAAGAAAATGATATTTTGATTTTTTCAGACATAGATGAAATCCCCAACCCAGAATATATCAGTCGTTTAAATGAATTTTTTGAACCTGATCAGTTATATACTTTTAATCAAACCCATTATTGTTATTATTTAAATATGATTCACTATTCTCATATTGATAATACAAGATATAATAGAGAAATTAACACTAATTGGAAAGGTTCTAGAATGGGAACTTGGAGTATATTAAAAAATTATTCTTTAAATGAATTAAGAGCCCAAGATAATAATGATATAATTAATGGTGGATGGCATTTTAGTTGGATGGGAGGTATAGATAGAGTTAAAAATAAACTTAAATCTTATAGTCATCAAGAAAATAATCAAACCCATATAATTGAAGGTATTGATCAGATGTTAAATGTAGAAAACACAATATACGATTTTAGAGGAGATAGATCAATTAAAATAGAAATTGGAGAAAACCACCCACAATATATTATTGATAACCAAAATAAATTTAAACATCTAATTAAATGATATCAACTGAAATATTATATGGGCAAGGTTTAGGTAACCAACTGGCATGTTATGTTACTACTAGAGCAATAGCTGCTGATCGTGGAGTTGATTTTGGAATTTATGATCCCCATGGTTGCTGGGGAGATAAAAGATATAATGATAAAGGGTTATATTTTATGGATCTAGACATGGGTAAGCAGATTGATATAGATAAAATTAAATTATTCTATAATGAAAAAGAATATAGATATTTTAATAATAGCTGCATGCATGATATGCAATTTGGAGCTTGGGTAAATAAAACAGATGAACAGTTAAAAAATATACCTGATGGTTCCCATGTTTTGGGGATTATGCAGGGACCTGATTATTTTTATCACCGGATTGAGGAAATCAAACAATGGCTCAAAGTAAAACCAGAATACGATAATTATAATTTCAGTTCAGATAATATTTGTATTTTAAACATCAGAGCAAATTTAGATGAAGCTGTTTTTCTTCCTAGAGAATATTGGATTAATGCTATTAACCATATGTTATCAATTAATCCTGATTTTACATTTTTAGTTATTACTGAAGATCCAACTACTATTAAACAGTTTCTTCCTGAATTAGCAGATAATATTTTTGATTTTGGGATTGGAGAAGATTATTCAATAATAAAAAATGCTAAATATTTAATTGCTTCTAATTCTAGTTTTTCAATTTTTCCATCTTTAACTAGTGAAACTTTAAAATATATAATTGCTCCTAAATATATGCTTCGTCATAACACAAGTGATGGGTATTGGTCATGTGGGTATAATATATATCCAACATACACCTATATGGATCGAGAAGGAAAATTATTTTCATATGAAGAATGTATTGAAGAATTTAAACAATATGATCTTAAAAATAATTTTTACCCAACTAAAGTTAAAGAAATTAACCCAGAATACCCTCCCGTAGCTACAATTAGATCAAAATGACAACACAAATAGTTATACACTTATTACCTCATGAAATTGATTGGTTTGAATGGCAAATTAAACAATTGAAACAAGGGAGTTATTATATTAATGATAAAGTAATTATAGATGTTACTTTAAATTTAAATTTAATCAATTGGGATCACTCCCAACTACCAAAACAATTCTTTATTGAAAAATTTAACCAAATAAAAAAATTATGTGATTGGTGTGAGACTCAGTTTATAATTGATGAAGAAAATAAGTGTTTAGGTTGTGATGATAAACGCAGAGAAGCAATTCATTCTACTACAGCAGACAATATTCTATATTTAGATAGTGATTTATTATTTAACCCAGAATTATTAAGTTATATGATTGAATCCTCTAAACTAATTAAAGAGGAATATTATATTGTATCCCCCCAAACAGTTAGAATGTGGGATAATAGTTGGGATGTCATAACTAATAAAAAATACCTAACCACCCCAGCAGATATGGAAACATATTATGCTAATGATCCGTTTGAAATAATAATGCAAGAACAAACAGATTTAAATCTTAAACCAATCCCCCAATTTAAATTTGGAGGAGGATGGTTTAATTTATTGTCTACTAAACTACTCAAATTAACAGATATTCCTGATTCGTTTGGACCTTATGGAATAGATGATTTATATGTAATGATTTGTTGTGATATAATGAAACAAAAAGGATACAATATTCAACAATATGTTTTGGAGAATTCAATAATTATTGAAAATTTTAAATATCGTTGGAATCCTTATAAAAATTTCTTATATTCAATAAACAAGCAAGACGAGTTTAGAAAACAAGCTGAACTAAATATTCAAAATGAAATACAAAACTTTATAAATAGAATTTAATGGATAAAATAACATTTTGTATCCCCAGTAAATCAAACCTAAGATACCTTAAAACTTGTATCCCCTCAATCCGAGAAAATGCCTCCCGTAATGACCATGAAATTATAGTATTTGTTGATTCAGATGAAGATGGAACAGTAGAGTGGTTAGAACAAGTAAAGGATGAATATGATTTAAAGTACTTTGTTAATCCAAATTTAGGTAAAAGTCTGTTTGGAATAGGTAAAGCATATGATTATTGTATTGAACATTCAACCACAGATGTGTTTATGATATTTCATGCTGATATGATGTTAGGGAAAAATGCTGATTTAAAAGCATTCCAACAATTAAAATCAAAAACAGTGGTTTGTGCAACTCGTATTGAACCACCTTTACACCCCAACAATGGTGAAAAAGTATTAATTGATTTTGGAATGTATCCTGAAGAATTTAAAAAGGATGAATTTAATCAATATGTAGAGGAACACTTGGGTGATGATAAAACTACAAATGGTGTATTTGCTCCTTGGATGATGCATAAACAAGAATTCTTGGAAATGGGTGGACATGACCCAATTATGCATTCATGTAGAGAAGATTCAGATGTATTTAACAGAATGAAATTAAATGGGTTTGAATTTATTCAACCTTGGAATTCATTAGTTTACCATTTAACAGGTAGAGGAGCAGGAAGTTTTGATGGGGACGAAGAAAGACATAAACAATGGAGAAAAGATATGGATAAATCTACGTTAGAATTTATTCGTAAATGGGGTTCAAACGTGAACCATACCGCTTTAATGGAACCTATAGTTGCACCAAAATATAACATTGCTTATGTGGTAAAAAAATGTAATTTACAATTACTTGGAGTATTAGAACCTTGGTGTGACAGAATTTACATTGAAGATGATATGCACTTTTTGATTGATTCATATATAGAACAAGAACAACCCAACACTTCATTTGATTTGACAAAACGTGTGTTTCATATAGGACATAATGATTCAAAAGGTGAAAATGATATAGTAATTGAATTTGATGCTACTCATTTAACAAATGAGAATTTTCAACTTCTTCAACAATTCCCAAATATCGTAAAAGAAAGTGGGGAAATTGGAGAATTTGAACTTGATATATTTAAGATTATAATTTCAAATTTAGAAGAATATACAAATAATTTAATTAGCATAAAACCATGAAAACATATATTTATTACAACAAATACGATTCCTCTAAAGAACCACAAGGTAAAGTTCAAGCCGACAACATTACAGAGGCAATTGAAAAGTCAGCAGCTATTAAGCAAATGGATATAGATAGCTTTTTATCAATTTTTGATGTTAAAACAGATGGAAAACGAAAAATTTAAAAACCTTTCAGAACTTTTAGGAAAAGGAATTGGTGTAGCTAAAAGTGTAAAATCTTCCAAAAAAGAAGAAGAAAAATTCTTTTTGGACTTTACAGAAAACCTATGCCAAATTGAAGCTGTAAACGCTGTTTTAGGTACTGTTGGGGTTACAGTATCAAAATATGATAACCCATACATTAGATCAGTTCGAATGTTGATGGAAAAACATTTTGGGGAACTTAAAACAGAAATTATCCTGTGGTGGGTATTTGATAGTATTACACCTGAGGGAGATGTTTATCCATTATTGGATGAAGACAATAAAAAACATATAATTAGAACCCCCTTACAATTATTTAAATTTTTAAAACGATACGATGGAAAGTAGAAACTGTGTTTATTGTAAACAAGAAATTAACCCTTTAAGAATAAAAGCTTTACCCAATACAAAAACATGTGTTGACTGTTCTACAGTTGGAGCTAAAAAGGGAATGTCAATGGTGTTTGGTGAAAAAGACCATACATGGAATGATATGATAATCATTGAAGCCAATGATGCCGATAGAATAGAAAAAATAAAACAACCCGATTTTACTTCCTTTGATAAAATTGAATTAAATGACGATTCAGACGATGATGTAAAACTTTGGGACAATACATTACTTGACGGATTAGAGGATATGTAATATGGCTCACCCAAAACCTATATCAAAAGAGGATTGCATTAGAGCAATGAAATACACTCGCTCAGTTAGAGCGGCTGCTCGTTATTTAAATTGTTCCTACCAGCATTTAAAACCATTTATGAAAGCCTATAAGGACGATGAAACAGGTTTGTCTTTATTTGATTTACATAAAAACCAAAGTGGTAAGGGCATTCCAAAATTCATCACACATAGCCATTTTGGAAAAATAGCCCCAATTGAAGACATAGTAAACGGTGTAGTAGATGCTTCTTCATTTAATTCAGATAAAATCAAATTTAAAATGATTGAAGCTGGATTTTTGTTAGAGCAATGTTATTATTGTGGGTTTGGGGAAAGAAGAGATATAGATGGAAAAACACCACTATTAATGACCTTCTTAAACGGTCATAAACACGACTATACAAACGGTAATGCCCAATTATGTTGTTACAATTGTTACTTTCTAAACATAGGTAATGTATTTACAGACAAAGACATTGAATCAATTGAAGGACATACAGTATACAATACAACAGATGCAATTGATTTTCAAGTAGATGAATATACAGCTAAACGATTAGCTGAACTGGGAGGTTTTGATGCTAAAGTAACAGATAACCCATATGATTTAGTTTCAAGAAAAAAATAATATTTATCATTGAGATGAAAAGCAAAAAACATAAAAAAATTGAGAAAGATTTTGATAAACAAAAAAGCAAACATCTTGAAAAATTAGCAGATAAACTCTTGGAAACCGAGGAAAAATTTAGTAAATTAAAGGGGAAAGAAATCAATCCTAAATTTTTAGATTTATTTTAAACATAAGAGACATGGCAATAGAAATAAGTGTATTTGATAGTGAGGAATTTGAAAAAATGATTGCTAAACGTGATTTAAGAATTTCAACAGCATTAGTTGAAACTATTTTAAAGAACTTAACTGGAAGAAAACGTCACATCCATGCGTTATCTATATTGGTTGAAAATGAAGAAACAATATACGATGTAACAGTAGACAGGCAAGATTTTGTAACTACATTAGAAAACAATTTGCCCATATATGAAGAAAATGAGTTATATGAGGGGTGTGCTGAAATTGTAAAAGCAATCAAGTTTTTGAAAACAAAAGATTTACTTGGAGGAGTAAAAGAAAGTAAAAAGAAATCTAAAAAATAATTTGGCTTTTTAACTTTTCTTTCGTATATTAAACTTAAAGAAAGAAAGGTTATGTTAAGTAAGATGTTTATAGAATACGAGGATGGGTTGAAGGTAGAGAAAGTAGTTCATAATAGTGAGACTTCATTCAAAACCAAAAACATAAAACACGCCAGTTGCCAACCATTCAAATATAAAGTAGATAAACACCCATACTTGTGTGTAGCTATAGTTAGATATTCGGATAAAACCATGATTATGCCAGCAGGTATACCATGCCACCCGAAAACAACATTAGAGGATATTATTGAAATAGATAATACCCCAGTTGAGGTAAAGGAAAAACCCGTTGAGAAAAAGAAATGGATGTTTGAATCATCTAGTTCAGAAGGATTTTATCAAGTAACTGAAAATATGGGAAAACTAAAATGCAATTGTCCTGGAACATGGAGAGCAAAAGATAGACGTTGCAAACATATCAAAGAAGTTGAACTAGAACTTGGAATAGTAAAATAAAGTTATTAAATTTAAAATAAAAAAATGAGCAAAGTAAGCGCAAAACAAAGAGTAGAACAGCTACAAGGATGGTTATCATTTGTAAAAGCAGAGGCAATTAGAAAAGGTAAAAAACGAAAATAACATTATGTTCCGTTAGTGAAGTGGTTAACACGTCGCTCTTTCTAAGCGAAGGCACGAGTTCGAATCTCGTACGGAATACGTGGGAAAGACTCATCCCGAAATCAGAACAAGGGTCAAAAACACGCGAACCTAAGTACCTGTACAGCGGTGAGTAACGGGCTAAGTTATATACAATTCCTCGGAGCTGGGAGTAGAATGCTTAGGAGCGTGTTTTTTTATTGTCCTATGGTGTAATTGGCAACACGTCTGGTTTTGGTCCAGAAGAGTCGAGGTTCGAACCCTTGTGGGACAACGCAAAAAACACGTGACGTAGTTTCCTTACCTCAATTGAGATGGGTTTTACAAGTCACATATTTATTTATGATAGTACCTACCACGCTTCTGGACTGGGGTGTCCCCGATCGAGCGTACCAGGGTAGGTCTTTTACCTCCACCGTTAGCAATAACGGAACCCTCTAGTTCTCCGGTTCTAGAGTTGCTCTTTACCTTATGGTTGCTCTTTACCTTATGGTCTGGAGTCTACAAAGGTTTTTTACATTGAACCCGTAATCAATGTGACACTCCCCCCTGCGTTGAGATAGACGTAGGCCAAGAACCATCGGGCATACCGTTAGATCTGCTCACTCAGATGGTCTTTCTTGATATTGGGAAGTTGGATTGCTTTATAGGTGCAAACGCGTTGCCTTTATGAACAACCATATAACCAACTATCACCCCCTAGAAAGTGCCAAGGACGCTTGGAAAACTACTAGGGGTTTTTTATATTAAACATAAAATTAAAGCTATGGAAATAATTATTGGAATACTTTTAGCATTTTGTTTACTTTTATTAGAAAAAGTATTGGAAATGAAAGATCGAATTAAAAATTTAGAGAAAATTGTTAAATCAATAAACGATGATTTGAATATGGTAGCTCAAACTCAAAAAAATACCAAACAAATACTCAAGGGGTAACGGTAAATAGTAAATAACCCGTCAAAAACTTCTACGTTATTTTTAATTTAAATATTTATAAATAAAACCAATATGAAAAAGTTATTAGCCTTATTTTATTTTCTATTAGTTGTAGGAAATGCGTTTGCCCAAGTATCAACATACACATTTAGTGAAACAACAGGGACATATACTGTAATCACAGGAGGTACCCAATTAGTAACTACAACAGCCGGAGCTATATCATATGATACTGATGGTAGTTATTTCACTTTAGCGGCAGGAAATCGATTTACATTTAATAGTACCTTAATAACTTCAGTCAATATGACAGCTGATGGTGCTCTTTGGTTAAACCCAGGAGCCACAACAACAGGAAATGGAACAACTGGAGCCATTTCATCAACAGCAACTGCAGCAGGTGTTATTTGTGCTATGAATATGGATTTACGAAGTACAGCAATTGCTGGTCAAGTATATGAACGTAGATGGCAAGATGATGGAACTGAAGTTATATTTCAATGGCAAAATGTAGCTCGTTATTCAACAACTTCTCCATTTGTATTAAATGAAAGATTTTCATTCCAAATCAGAATAAATAAATCAACAGGTGTTGTACGTGTTGTTTATGGTAATATGACCACTATTGTTAACAGCACAACATACCAACCAATGGTTGGATTACGTGGATCAGTAAACACAGATTACAATAACAGGCGATTAACAGCAGCAATACCAGATGCTACTCCAAATTGGGGTGCACCAAATGGAACAACAACAGGAACATCCAATGCTCATACCGTTAGATTTACTTCGGTTGCATCATGTTTTCCTGTATCCGGTTTAACTTTTGTATGGACCCCTCCATCATGTTCTCCTCCAACTAGCTTAACTAAAACATATCCATCTCCAACATCTGCGAATATGAGTTGGACAGCCTCTATTTCCAACCCATCAAGTGGATATGAATGGGAAATGAGAACTTCAGGTGCTGGTGGTTCAGGTGCAACAGGTTTAACTGCTAGTGGAACAACTGCAGCCGGTGTGGTAACAGCAACAACAAGTGCTCTTACCCAAAATACAGCATATATTTTATATGTAAGAAGTAATTGTGGTGGAGGTGTTTTTAGCGCTTGGGCAGCCTCAACTAGCACTATTACACCATCACCCCCTCCCTCAAATGATTATTGTTCTGGGGCAACAAATGTTCCTTGTGGTACTAGCTCATTAGCAGGTACAACAGTAGGTACAGTAATTGAAACTGCACCGTTTTCATTATCATCTAGTTATGGTGTTTGGTATACCTTTACAGGTGATGGTCAACAAACAACTATTACATCAACAACTACATTTGATCATAGTTTATTATTTATGTCCGGATCTTGTAGTGGATTAAGTTATATAACTAACATTGATAATTCATTTTCTACTGAAACATATACATTTGTTACTGCAGTAGGGGTCCAGTATTATATTTATGTTGCTCATTATTTAACAAGTAGTACTTCAACAGGAACCTTTACTATATCTAGAACATGTACTGCTCCTCCTGTACCCCCAATTAACGACAATCCATCAGGGGCAATTGCATTAACCATATCAAATACAGTTACATATGCAACTTATACAAATGTTAATGCTACTGCTACTACAACAGAATCCACGCCTAGTTGTGCTGCATATGTTGGTGAAGATGTTTGGTTTAAAGTTATAGTCCCACAGTATATGAATTCATTGGATTTTGATACACAAATAGGTACAATTACAGATGCAGGTATGGCTATTTATAGAGGTACTCCTGGAGCATTAGTTGAAATACAATGTGACGATGATAGTTCCCCAAATGGAGCAATGTCATTTATCTCTAGAACAGATTTCATTGAATACGAAACAATTTATATTCGTATTTGGGAATATAATGGCGGAACAGTAGGTACATTTGGAATTTCAGTTACTTCACCTCAACCACTACCAGTTGAATTACTTTATTTTGAAGGAACAGCCCACTCAACATATAACAATTTAAAATGGGCTACAGCTTCAGAACAAAACTCAAATTATTTTGGTATTGAAAGATCAATAGATGGAGAAATATGGAGAGAAGTAGCTACAAAACAATCAGCAGGCAATTCAACAGAAAAAATAAACTACTACCATTCAGATAATATAGATCAATTTACAATTCACTACTATAGATTAGTTCAATATGATATTGATGGTAAATTTGAAATATTTGACCCAATAGCATTAGATAATAGAGTTAAAGAAAAAACTATTGTCAAATATGTTAATCTACTAGGTCAAGAAGTAGGCTCTGAATATAAAGGTGTTGTTTTTGAAATATACGAGGATAGTACCTCAAAGAAAATCATTAGATAATTTGGCTTTCTAAATTTTCTTTCGTATATTAACCTCAAAAAAGAGGAAAAATGTTTAAAAAAAATCTATTACCAATATTACTAGTTATTTGGTTTACAGTAGTAATATTAATCGCACTTATATTTGGGTAATATGAAATATAAAATAACTTTCATATCAGATACCCACGGAAAACATAATCAATTAAGCAAAGACTTACCAGGTGGAGACATATTAATTCATGCTGGGGATTTTATGGATTCAGGTTACTATAAAACAGAAGCAATTGAGTTTTTCAATTGGTTTGATGCAATTGACAATTACGATACAAAAGTATTTATTGCCGGAAATCATGACCGTATAATGGAAGATGATCCAACGTGGGCTCAAGGTTATTTAACAGGATTTAAAACAATCGAATATCTACAAGATGATTGGATGGGTTTATATTTTGATGGACCAAATGGAGATATGCCTGAAGAAAATATTCGCATTTATGGTTCACCTTGGCAACCTGAATTTTACAATTGGGCATTTAATTTACCTCGAACCAGTGAGACACTGATGGAAAAATGGAATGCTATACCAGATAATACAGACATATTAATTACACATGGTCCTCCATTTGGATTTCTAGATATCCCAGGACATGGTGCACCAATGAATGTAGGTTGTGGAATGTTGCGTTATCGAATAGATGAATTGCGTCCTAAAATACACGTGTTTGGTCATATTCATGGCAGTGCAGGCTATTATTTTAATGGACATACACATTTTATAAACGCATCTGTTTTAAATGAGCGATATGTTTATGAAAATAAACCATTAACATTTGAATGGGATAATATAACAAATGAAATTCAATGGTTGTAAGAGGAATAGGTTTTATAAAAGAAATTTCGTATATTCAATTAAAATAAAGGAAATGGCAAAGAGATTAACAAGAGAAGAAAAATTAAATCAAGCCGTAGTTGATCTAATTAATGAAATGTTCAAAATAGCAGGACATTCAGTAACATATGATGATATAAAAGATCGTAAAGATAATTGGTTCAGTGAATATACTATGACTGAAGAGCAAAATGAACAATGGATCAAATGGGGACGCGTTTATTTAAGAAAGAAACTTAACATATACGCTAAACAAGCAGAAAAAGAAATGTTGTGGATTAACTTAATGTGGGGATTGAAATTAGATCCATCCCCATTTACAAAAATAAAACAAAATGAGCAAACTGAATCAAATTAAAATACCGGTTGAAATAGAGGATTCTAGACCAACACCAAACTACAAACTAGTAAGAGAACGTGATGGATTAGAAAAATACTCACAGGATGTTGTTTGGGTAGAGTGGGATGAAGCAGGCTACTTTAAAGATAGACATAAAGAACTAGCTATTGGTCGATCGTTGTTGATGTCTCCGTTCCATCCATTTACCTTTACTTGGCAGACAACACCAGTAACCGAAGTTATAGAACAAAGAGAAGACTACATTAAATTTAAAACAGAAAACAGTAACTACGAACTATTCAAAATATGAAAATCAGCCACGAAGGAAAAGGTAGACCAGCAGAGGAAAAAATACCAACAGTTGTAGTATATAAAAAACCTACAGGTAAAAAACACTACTTGTTAGTTACAGAATCTGAAATAGACACTATTTTAACTCCTTCTAAACGTAAACCACTTATACCAGATGGGTGTGAAATTGTTGATATTGGAATAGGAAAATCGTTTATTGAAAAATATAAAAAACAATACAACATAAAATGAAACAATGGTACTATCACGGTGATAAAACATTTATTATCCATAAAAAAATGGCGATTTCATCGTTTACAAGCTCAAACGGAATACTAAACATGGACCTGGTTAAAGATGGAAGAGACTCGTTGTTTAACGTGGACCATGTATTAAAAACAGACTCACATTTTATGTTTGTAGAAACTATACAAGATGCAGAAATTGAAATGATAAAAGAATGAATAGATTTTATATATATTGTCATAGAAAATTAACTGATGGAAAATGTTTTTATATTGGGAAAGGAACTGGGAATAGATGGAAATCAATTCATTTTAGAAATCAATATTGGAAGAATGTTGTTGATAAACATGGGTTTGAACCTGTAATATTAATTAATAATATATCTGAACAAATGGCATTTGAATTAGAATCATATTTCTGTATTCAAATAGGATATGAAAATTTAGTAAATTTAAATCAAGAAAAAGGAAATGGGGCATGGTCTCGTTCTCAAGAAACTAAAGATAGAATTAGCCAAGTTAATAAGGGAAGAAAAATTACTTGGGATTTAAACCATACCCCTAGATCTAACACAACAAAAGAAAAAATAGGCAAATCTAATAGCAAACCAGTCCTTCAGTTTGATAAACAGGGGAATTTTATTAAGGAATGGCCTTCTGCTACAGCTGTTAAAAAAGAAACTAAAATTGATCCTCAATGGTGTGTTTTAGGAAAAAGAAAAACAGCAGGGGGGTATAAATGGAGATATAAATGAAAAAATTATTAAATTCCATCAAAATATGGATTAAGAAACATATAGCTGATACTGTACCTGAACATTTAAACGATTTATTTTAAATATATGATAGAAAAAATTAAACTGTGGTGGAAATTTGAAGGTAGATATTACCACACAGATTTCATTAAAGGAATTAAAAACATTCGGAATTGGTTTCCTGTAATTTGGAAAGATAGAGATTGGGACTCAGATTTTATTTACGAGGTGCTTATTCACAAACTAGAAAAACAAGCAACTTACATTCACAAATATGGTAGACATGTTAGTGCTAAACGTGATGCTGAAAAAATGTTTTTGTGTGCTCGTTTGGCTCGCATTCAACAACAGGAATTGTATATGGATGAATACTATGATACACACGAAATGGAATTTGAATTTATTCCAACAGATGAAACAGAACAATGGTTTGAAATGGAATCTAAAATATTAAGTGAAAATTTTACTGACTATCTATACAAATATCGTCATCAATATAAATTAATTGACAAAACAGGTTTAGACAAACAAGAAATTGCAAGAGAAATTGCATATAACAATCAAGACCGTTCTCGAAAACTTCTATTTAAAATAATGGAAGAGAATATAGAGCGTTGGTGGAACTAAAAGATTTAAATAAAGGAATAGGGAGCGCGAGCTCCCTTTCGTATATTCCCCTCAAATTAAAAGAAATGAAAGTTTTATTAGATAAAAAGCAACGCGAACCCAAACCAAAACAATTTATAGTATTAAATGAGTACTGTCAGGTGTTTTGTGGTTTGCAAGGTGGTTACCCTGCTTTCAGTGATAATTTAGATGAAGCAAAACCACTTGAAAGAGATTCTCAAGTTAGAATGATTCAACAAGGGACGTCATTTAGATTAGAAAAAGAATATTTATAAGGGAATAGAAGATTTGAAAAGAATTTCGTATATTAAAGTATAAAATAAAGGTTATGTTAGGAAAAATATTTAGATTTTTAGAAGGTGTTGTATTGTTTTATTTAGCATTTGTTTTTTTCAAATGGTATATTAAAGGACATTTTGGTAAGTATTTTATATTCTTTTGGTTGAATACTATAATTGCTTTCATAATGTATTTTAATCATAAAAATCAAATTGAACAAGAATACGATCATAGAACAGGAGCAGAAGTGTGGGAAGCAACACATTAATTTTAAAAAAAAGGAATAGTTTAAGTAAAAGAGATTTCGTATATTAAAGTATAAATTAAAAAAAGAAAAGTTATGAAAATTGAAAAAAGAGAAATGAAACGAAGAGGACGCCCAACAAAGCAAAAAGAAGTAACAGCATTCAACCCTGAAACGGTTAAGTTGTTTAGAGGTAGCGATTTATCATTTAATGAATCGTTATTTAAACCATTAAAAACAAATACAGAAATAGATGTTATCTTATCTACTGAAGGCGGTTTAATGCCAGGTACATCAATGATGATTGCAGGTGGACCAGGTTCAGGTAAGTCCACTATAGTAATGGATATGTTATCTAAGTTTACACAACAAGGTTTGAAATGTTTGTTAATACAAGGAGAAATGGATCAAATCGGACATTACAAATACTGTAGAAGAATGCCTGCATTTAGTTGTGTTCAAACATTGTTTTTGAAAGATCATATGAGCAACTTGAAAGAAACAATCGAATATGTATTTAACTTAGGATACGATGTAATAGGAATCGATTCAATTGCAGAAGTATTAGATATGTATAAAGATCAAAACGGAGGTACATCTAAACAAGCTGAATCATGGTTTTTGAAATTACAAGATGATACTAAGAAAGGACAGAATTCAAAAGGATACTATACATCATTCATCAATATTCAACAAGTAACTAAAAGCGATGATTTTGCAGGTTCAAACAGATTGAAACACATGATGGAAGCGTTTTGTAAAGTAGAGCGTAGTAAAGATGGTTTAGAGCGTTCGTTATTCTTTGAGAAGAATCGTGATTGCGATAAAGATTTTAAAGTATTCTTTTCAATCTACAACGAAGGAGTACATTACGCATATGAAATGGAAAAAGCTGATTAAAGGAATAGGAGGAGCAATCCTCCTTTCGTATATTAACATAAATTAAAGAAGATATGAGCTGCTCAGGAGGAAAATCAACTAAAAAAGGTAAATACAGTAAAAAAGATAACTTAAAAAAACCAACAGGATATACTGTAGATAAAAAAGGAAATGTTAAACCAATGTATAATTAAAAAACAAAAGTATGAAGTACAAATTTATTCCAGTCGATAATAACATCGACAAAGCGATAGCATTCGCTAACACATTAGATGCAAATAACATCAAAAATGTTCAAAAAATTAAACAAAAACCATTCTACATTCCAACATTAGATGCAGTTGAAATGTTACAAAATGATGGTTGGTTAATTAAAGGAGTAGCTGAACAAAGAGCAGGTAGTCGTAAAATTAAATCAAACTACGTTCAGATGCAACATCCTGATTTTAGTATATTAGATAAAAAAGGACAAACTGAAGCGTTAGCTTCAATTACGATATCAAATAGTACTAGTGGTAATAATCCGTTAAGTTTACATTTAGGAGCATTTCGTTTAGTATGTTCAAACGGAGCAGTAATGAAAGATACTGCAGCTGAATCTAATATTAAACATACTGAAATAAACTATAAACAATTACCTGAATTAATTGCAAAATTGAATAATAAAGCAATGATTTTATCTGATGTAATTAGCAATATGAAAAATATACAACTATCTTCAGATGATATAAAGAAATTTGCATTTGAAGCAGCTCGTTTACGTTTTGATGATTTAACAGATGTAAATGTTAATAGTGTATTTAAAGTAAACAGAATCGAAGATGAAAGCAACGATTTATGGACGGTATTCAACAGAATACAAGAAAACTTAACTGCTGATATATCTAACTTTAGCAATGATATTAAATTAAATCAACAGTTATTTAGTTTAGCAGATCAATATGCGTTAGCAGTTTAAAAAACGAAGGACTAGCCCTCGTAAGAGGGCTTTCGTATATTAAAGTATCAAAATAAAGGTTATGAACGAAAGAAAGATTTTAAGTCAAATAGCAGCAAGCAATGCTGATTTTCACCCAACTATCAGAGATAGTAAATTGTCAATAGATGACAAGTTAGATTTACAGTATTTACTTGAACATAAGTTTGGTGGTAACTTTAGAGCATTAATTGAAGACATATTAGCATATGCTATTGAAGTTGAAGAATATGAATTAGCAGCAATAATTAGAGACGAATTACAAAATAAATAAGAGTTATGGCAAAGAAAGAAAAACACACAATTGAGATAGATTTTTTAGATTTAAAAAACAAATTCAAAGCAAACCAATTAACAACAGAAGAAGTAGATCAAATCACAAGTAAACTTATAGCTGAACTAGCTGTACTGACGGTAAATGGTATTACTGAAATAAATGGTGTGTCAGTTGATTTATACAAAGATAGAGTTTGGTGGATTGTAGAAAAAGCAGGCCTATTACCTGAATATAGAGACCCTGAAGAAGATATTGAAGATGAAATTGAAGACAACTACTATGATGAAGAAGATGATTTCGATTTTGAAATAGATGATAGTAAGTTTTACAAGTAAAATTTGGAGATTTAAAAAAGTTTTCGTATATTAAAATCAAGAAAAAAGAAAAGAAAGTTAAATAAAAAAAAGAAAAGTTATGTTAGATTTAAGCAAAGATGGTTTTTTAAAAACAAGTGAGATTAAAGAAAGAGCAAAATCAATTTTCACTGAAACAGCAGGTCCAAGTGTATCAAGTAAGTTTACACACATCCCAACATTTAAAGTGATTGAGGATATGGCTCAATTAGGATGGAGTGTAGTTGATGCTAAAGAAGTTAAAGCACGAGCTAAAAATAGTGTTGGTTTCCAAAAACACTTAGTTGTATTCCGTAATCCAGATGTAGTAATTAATGGAGCAGATGGTGATACAGTATTTCCACAAATCCTATTGACAAATTCCAACGATGGTAAAAATGCATTTACATTTACTGCTGGTTTGTTCCGTTTAGTGTGTGAAAATGGTTTAGTTATTTCAACTGAGCAATTCAACGATGTTAAAATGCGTCACATGGGTTATACATTTGAAGAGTTGCAACTACAAATTAGAGCAATGGTTGAGCAGTTGCCTTTAACAGTTGAATCAATGAATAAAATGAAATCGATTCAATTGAGTGGAGAGCAAGCAAAAGAATTAGCTACAAAAGCATTGACAACTCGTTTCACTGAAGAACAAATTCAATCAGTTAAAATTGATTTAGATTTGTTACTTGAACCAACACGACCTGAAGATAAAGGTAGTGATTTATGGTCAGTATTCAATGTGATTCAAGAGAAAATATTAGAAGGTGATTTCCAATACATGTCAGGTACTAGAATTAGAAAAGCACGTAAAGTGAAGAATTTCAAACAAGACCTAGAAATTAATCAAAAACTATTTGCAATGGCAGCTGAATTTATAGCTGCCTAAGCAAAAAACAAACATAACCTGTACCCTTGAGAAACTCGTATTTAAAGATAAGCAGGTTAGTTCCGAAATAAAAGGGTAGGAGAATAAGGAACAACGATCATCGCAAGTAGAACCGACGGCCGCGTAAAGGTGCCGCTACTAGAAAATTCGGGGTTAGTCAGGTGGTGTAATGAAACACGCTCCTAGTTTAATATGGTGTATACCAGGTGTAGTGCAGGTTCGAGTCCTGCCCTGACTACAAAACGCTTCATAACCGTTTTCTTTTCCTACCGTGTGGCTACAAACACACGGTAGGTTTTTTAAAAAAGGACGTTTATTAGCAATAGAAATTTCGTATATTAAAACATAAATTAAGAAAATGGAAGATAGAATTCAAGTAAATGGTGTATGGTATGTTAGAGAAACACCTGAAATAGAAATTGAAGATAGAGAAATTACTGTTAGTATGCAACGCACATGGGAATCTAATGATTGGTGTTTTGAAGCTACAATTATAATGAAAGATGATGCTGAAACATTAGATGACCATTACCCGGACCCATACATTAAAATAACAGATAAACGCTCTGACGATAGGGAAGATTGGGTAGAAGATGAAATAGATAATCCAAATTTTATGTGGGGCGTGTTAGAAGGTAATCCTGACTCAATGAAGAATGCAAATGAAATGTTTGATAAACAAGGTTTAGAGGAATTTAGAGCATTTTTACTTCATTTGATTAAAGTAGGTTGGTTAATTAAAGAAAATAAATAATATGTTAGAAACAATTTTTAGTTCATTTTGGACATTTATGGGAACAGTAATTTTATTATCCGTTTGTGGTAATATAGTTGTTGCAGTTATAAAAAGTTTAAAAAAATGAGAGGAATAACTAAACGAGAAGCTACTATACCTAGTTTAAAATCAGCTATAGGTAAACTCGTTTCAACAAATATATCTCCCACAATGCGTGGGAGATTGTTGTACTATGATAGTGAACGAAGTTACTTTGAAGTAACAAAACACGAATCAAATGATCAATATGCTCATTGTGCAGGACAAACATTTTGGATACCTAACTATATGTCAGTTACACTAACTTATTTAGAAGAGGAATAGGTTTTTAAATAGAAATTTCGTATATTAAAGTATAAATTAAGAAAATGGAAAATGTAATTACTACACTAAAAAATCGTTTAAGTAAAATAGGTATTGAAATAGAAATGTCAGGAAATTATCCATGGATCTACTTAGATAAAGTAAATGGCAATCGCATTAAACAAGAAGATTTCACAGCAAACCATGGTTTCAACATTGCTTGGTTTGGGATACGAAACGATGATAAAATTAAATTTGCTGAAGATCCTAAAAAAATAATTTCAATAATTCGAAAATATAAATGAAAGTAAAATTAAATAAAAGAGACAATGAAAGTAAAATTAAATAAAAGAGACAATGATTATTGGCTATATAATGAATATGGGGAAACTATTGCTTCATCTTGGGGTGTGTATGGTCAAAAACTATCCAAACAAAACTGCGATGAGATATTTGGAGTAGTTGATGTTATTGATGTTGTATATAAACAAGTTAGAAAAGGATTTGATGGAGATATAGATTCATTCACTGAAGTATTTGCTAAAGAATGTATCAACAGAGCAATGGAGTTGAATAAAGACAAAATGTTTACTTTGGAGGATATGAGAAAAGCCATGGATTGGATTATGACTCAGTATTTTGAGTTCCATGAACAACCATCAACAGGAAGACGTGAACATTATTTACAATTACTTAAACAACCAATAGCTATTGAAGTTGATATTGATATGGAAAATAAAGAATATATTTTGACTCAAAATGGAGAAGGTTTTGAAGACCAAACATACAGAACTTGGGAAAAAGTACCAAAACTTGACTCAGAAGGATGTTTAATACTTAGAAAAATATAAATAAATGTTATCACCAAAAGAAAAAGCAGCAGAATTAATATCAAAATTCAGACAAATACCTCCATTTAGCTCTTATACAGGTATAGGTTATTCAGAAGCTAAACAATGTGCATTAGTAGCACTACATGAAACCGTTTGGGGATACTTAAATCAACTACCTGTTGAAATTCAAGATTATTGGCAAGAAGTTAAACAAGAAATACTTTTACATTAAATATATGAAACCAAAAGAAAAAGCAGAACAACTAGTTAAAAAATATATTGAATTGCTTAAAAAAACAGATACTTGTTTAATTGATCCTTGCCCGAATATGATTATGTGCCAACATAGTTGGTATATGTGTGAAGGTTGGCTATCTTATGCTAAACAATGTGCTTTATTAACAGTTGATGAAATAATGTTTTATAATCTAATGGAATACCCACAACATAGTACGATTTATGCTCCGCATAAAAATGATTATTGGCAAGAAGTTAAACAAGAAATACTTAACCATTAAATAGATGACAGAACAAGAAATGAACAATTTTCTACAATCCATAGATGGATTGGAAAACGGCATGTACTCAAATAGAGAACCAATAATGAATGCAGGGTTCTTTGAATGTGATGAGGGTTGGTATCAATTAATAAAAGACCTTATTGTTGACTTGATTGAATTGGGTTGGGATAAACAAATATGTCAAGTAAAGGAAAAATTTGGTGGGTTGCGTTTCTATGCCAATGAAACATCAATTGAAATGGATAAACGTATCAGAGCAGCAGAAGATTTAAGTTACCAAACATGTGAGGTAACAGGCAAACCAGGATTACTAAGACAAGATATAGGTTGGTGGACAACTCTATGTGAAGAAGAATATATAAAACGATTAGCAAAAAGGAATAGTTAATTTAAAAGAAATTTCGTATATTATAGTATAAATTAAGAAAATAAAGGTTATGAACGAAGAAATTAAAGATCCAAATCAACTAGACATGTTTACAGGTATATTATTTACACCTGAACAAGAACGAAAAATAGCAGAATTCATCAAAATTAGAGAAGATATTGCTAATACAAATGAAAGTATAAACAAACAACGAGAACAATTGCTTACCAACAATGGTTTTATTAAGGATGTTGATTTTGTTAATACATTTAAAATAGAAACTGTTACTAATGAAACAACAATAGGTTATTCATATAACAAAACTGATTTTAAAGCTGAAATAACATATAAAACAATTGATGGGAGTATTTTTTTGAAAGGAAAACGATTTGGTACATATTCAAACCCAAATGAATTGATTAATTCTACATTCAATATTGATTTTGAAAAAGATAAAGTTAATTGTAGTACTATTCAAGATAATTACCGTTATATCAAACCTGCAACATTACTTGAAAAACTAAAAACATTTGATTCCCGTCAAGAACAATTGTTGGAGGAATATAAAAGGAAAAACGGTTTAAAACTAAGTACAGTTGAAAAGTATACAAAACTATACCCAAATGCTACAATAACTGTTAAAAGTGATTGGGGAAAACATAGTGGTACATTTGATGTTATTGAAGTTAAATTTGAATCAGGTAGTTATGTTCAATTTAAGTTAGATACTTACAGAAATGTAGAATACCTATATAAAAAACATGACGCTGAGATTGAAACATTAGGATTAGATAAATTGTTAGATAAATTTTCAAAACAAGTAAAATGAGAAAATCAGCAAAACAACAAGTAGAAGAAATAGAAATGGCTAGATTTGAAATGTATATGACAATATTTCTTTTAAACTTAGGAATTGAGTTAGCAGATTAAATTTCGTATATTGAAGTATAAATAAAAAAAGAAAATGGGAAGTATAATTGATTATATTGGGTGTCCAAATTGTGAACACGAAGCGTTTAGTGATTTTTATTACAAAACAGGAGAAGAATATGTAAACTGTAACAACTGTGGTTACCACCATTCAGTAACAATTAAAGATAGAACTAAACGATTAGATGAACTAGAAGAAGATGATTTTGAAATTAAGGAATTAAAGAATCCTTTCGGAGCATATCGAATCAAATACTACAATTCACCTGGTTATGCTTGTGGTTCATTGGGAAGTGAAGAACAATTTAATAAATTAAAAACAGAATGCCAACAAGATGATTCAATTGAATATTTTAGTGTAAGTCGTTTTATTGATGGGGAAATTAAAGTTGAAACAATAATTGATAACGGACCAGAATACGATTCAGCAGGGTTTTCAATTGAAGATAGATTTGAAGATGAAGCAGGTGGAATGAGAGACTGTGGAAATAATGATGATGAGGACTTTTTTAATTAAAAGAAATTTCGTATATTACATTATAAATAAAAAAAGAAAAAATTATGAGTACAAGAGCAAGAATAGCAATTGAAAATCAAGACGAAACAGTAGATTCAATTTATTGTCATTTTGATGGGTATGTAGATTCAGTAGGTAAAACATTATTTGAACACTACGATCAAGAAAAATTAGAGAAATTACTAGAACTAGGTGATATCAGTTCACTAGGAGAATCAACTATAGATACAGTAGCATATCATAGAGATAGAGGTGAAGATTTACATTTCAAATCATTTAAAAATATAGAGGAATTGTTTGAAGATGGTTTTGGTAGTGGAGTAGAGTATGTTTATTGTTTAACTAGACATGGTATTTGGTTAGTAGGTAGAGTTGAATCTCCAATGGTTAATTATTTAGCAGATTTATTAGAGGAAGAGGGAGCGTAAGCTCCCTTTCGTATATTTAAGCAAATAAAAAAAGAAAGTTATGATAAAAAAAGAAATGATTAAAGTAATTCAACAACATGATGCAGAATTATTTTTACAATTAAAAGTAGATGAAAGTGTATTTGGAGAGGATCATACCATTACAAAATCATCAAGAACAAGATGGTGTGGGGTAAATGATTTAATGGAAAAACTAGGAATTAAACCAGACAATACATTACCTGAAAATCAAGAAGCAATTAGATTAATTATTGAAAGAAACAAAAATATAGCAGCGTAATATGAGTGACGAAGAAGCCCTAGCAATACTAGAACAAATGGAAGCAGATGATTTTGGAGCAAAGGACATAGGTTATCAAATTTAAGTTCGTATATTAAAGTATAAATTAAGAAAATAAAAAGAAAAGTTATGAAAAAAGAAGAATTAGTAGCACAGCTAGAAGCAGCAAAAACATTATCATCACAAGTTGATATTGATAAAGTAATTGCATTGATTGAACAAATCACACCAGAAGTAAAAGTAGGAATTACTCAGGAATTAGCAGAGGAAATTGCAGATAGAATTGAACGAACTTTAGATCACAATAGTTGGGATTTGGTTGAGAAAGGTGATATTACATTTAGTATTTCATATGGAAACACAATTGAAATAGATGATGCTAATATCAATGTTTCAGAAACAATGGATCACATTACAGCATGTTTAGAAGAATTTGTTGTTGAAGAAGAGGATAAAGAAGAATCAACAGAGGAAGCAGCTATATAAAGCTGCTTTCGTATATTAAAGTATAAATAAAAAAAGAAAAAAAATAAAAGTTATGAGTAAATTAAATGGTTTTGAGAAGTTTCTAATCAATGATGGATTAGACCAAGTACAAGCAAACATGATTGCTGAAATTGAAAAAGCAGAGCAGAATGGAAAAACACCTATCATGACTGCAGGTTTTGTTGAAATGACTATTAGTGATTTGAAATTGAAATTGAAATTGAATAAATAAAGGAATAAAAGATATAAAATATCTTTCGTATATTTCATTCAAATAAAAAGAAAAAAATGACAAAAACACAAAAACGAAAAGAAGTTATTAAACGATTCCTAACATTTGTAAATGAAACATTCCCACAATATGAAATGGATGATTGTGGTGATGGAGGTAGAATTACTTTTTTTCCAATAAATGGTAGTAATGATAATGTAATTGAATTCCAGCGTTCACGTTTAGACTTGTGTACGTTGAATTGGGCTTCTCCACAAACAAAAGAAGATTGTTTAGTGATGGAAGGAATGTTAAATTTAATTCAAAAAGAATTAGAGGACTAAAAGATATTAAAGAGATTTCGTATATTAAAGTATAAATAAAGAAAAAAAAGAAAAAAGTTATGAAAATCACAAGCAAAACATTGATGGTAAGCTTCGAAACAGAAGTAAAATTAGGAAACAACGATGCAATTGAGTTAACATTAGAACATCAAGCATTTATTAGTGAAGATGGAATTGAAGTTGAG